AGTACAGCGTACTAGCGCGTGAACTTGACACAGTAGTGGAAACCGAGGGCTATTGGCGGTTTGGTGACCCCATTTTGCGTAAACCATTTGATGAAGTCACAGAGGAAGATGTCATTGCTTGGGTTAAGGCTGACTCTATGCTAGAAGGCGTAAATATAATAGAATCACGCCTAGAGGAACAACTTGCTAATCTTGAAAAAGACAAGGTTAAATTGCCATGGGTTCCCCAAGTTTTTACTGTAAACCTTGGATAAACCATGACAGTCCCATACGACATTATTAGCAGAGCATTAAAAGATATAGGCGCACTAGAAGCGGGCGAAACCCCCACTTCGGATGCCGCCACAGACGCTTTTGATATGCTAAACGACCTTGTTGACCAATGGTCTAACGAGGACATGATGGTGTTCTACAAGTCGGAGATTGTGTTTCCGATTACCTCTGGGCAGACTCAATACACAATCGGACCGACTGGAAACATCAACGCTAGTTTTGTCGGTTCTATATCAGGGACAACCCTAACAGTCACTTCTATCAATTCTGGTGCGATTAACTTGGGTCAGTATTTGTCTGGCTCTGGCATCACCACAGGCACAAAGATTGTTGGCTTTTTAACGGGTGCTGGCAACAACATCAACGAGGCTGGCACATATACGCTAAACATTAGCCAAACAGTCAGTTCTACAACGATTACTGGCTACTACGAGCGTCCACTATCGTTAGATTCTGCCTTTGTGCGGATTAACACCAATTCCAATGGTCAGCCTATCGTCAATGGCGGTTTGGACTACCCAGTAGCGGTGCTGAACCTTGAAGATTACGAAATGATTGGTCTAAAGACGCTAAACGGTCCTTGGCCAAAAGCGGTGTATTACCAACCATCTGAGATTTTGGGAAACATTTATGTATGGCCTAATCCTGCTCAAGGCGAAATGCACTTATTCTCTAACACGATATTTCAACGCTATTTAACGCTATATGACAACATAGCCCTCCCACAAGGCTATTCAATGGCTCTTAGATGGTGTTTGGCAGAGCGTTTGATGCCCATGTATGGCAAAGCATCACAAGTTCAAATTGGCATGATTAGCGCGTATGCGGCACAAGCCAAAGCAACGCTAAAAAGAACTAACATGAAGCCGCCTATGGTGTCTAGATACCCAGATGCATTGTTGGTTAGTCGTGCAAAAGATGCTGGTTGGATTCTTTCTGGCGGGTTCTTAAGATAATGGCAGATTTTGGCTTTGTTGGCCCTTCCTACCCTGCAACTTCGGTTTACCAAGACTCGAATGAGTGTATAAATTTCCTTCCAGAAATTGACCCGCTCAAACAAGGCGGTGACAGAGGCGTTGTTGCTTTGTACCCAACCCCTGGACTATCAATTAAAGCCATTTTGCCAAATCAACAAGAAGTGCGCGGTATGCGGACGCTTTCTGGCGGTAGCAGAATGTTGGTTGTTTGTGGTGCGTATGTATATGTTTTTAACAATGTACTAACGCCCACAATGATTGGTGAACTCAACACTACAAGTGGTCGAGTCACTATATCTGACAACGGCATTAACGCTTATATCGTAGATGGCACTTATCGCTACACATGGCGTATTGCTACTGTGACAGCGGCTGTGTTCACGGGTGTGGTGTCTGGCACGACTTTGACTGTTTCAGCAATAAAGTCTGGCACTATTGCAGTAGGTCAACATTTCTTTGCGGTTGGCGCACTTCAAGAAACAGTCATAACGGCTTTAGGAAGCGGTAGCGGTGGAACGGGTACATATACCATTGGGTTGTCCCAAACCATTGCATCTAGCCAGATGTACACATCTAGCGCGGGTGCTATTGTGACTGCCTCCATATCTGGCACGACTTTAACTGTTGCATCTGTTACAAGCGGTACTTTGTATGTTGGGCAGACTATTCAAGGTGCTGGCATAACGGCTCAAACCATCATCACGGCTTTGGGAACAGGTTCTGGTGGTGCTGGTACTTACACAGTAAATAACTCACAGACAATCGCATCTATCACGATGTACGCGCTTAATTGGACAGTTTTGCCGTCTAGCGATGGCGCGTTTACAGGCGGTGAAACTTGTGACATTGTTGACAACTACTTTGTTTATAACCGCCCTTCATCACAACAATGGGGTGCATCGGGCGTTTTATCTCCTATTTCTGGCAATACTTCATTTTCTAGCAAAGATGGCTCGCCAGATAACTTAGTTGCTTTGATTGTTGACCATCGAGAAGTTTATTTAATGGGTGAAGCATCGTCTGAAGTATGGACGGATGTGGGTGGAAATCCTTTCCCATTCCAAAGAATCCCAGGGACTTCTACGCAACACGGCATTGCGGCTAAATTCTCTATTTCCCGTTTTGGTGATTCGTTTTGTTATGTGTCTCGCAACAATCGAGGTCAAGCGCAGATTATGCAGATGAAAGGCTATGTACCTACACGCATATCTAACCACGCGGTCGAGAACTCCATTACCAATCAGTATGTAGACGATGCTATTGCTTGGACTTATCAATTAGAAGGTCACGAAGTTTATGTTGTATCTTTCCCAACTCTAGAGTTAACTTGGGCGTATGACTTAGCCTCTGGTATGTGGCATAAGTGGCTTTATACGAACAATGATGGCACTTATACGCGTCACAGAGGTAATTGCTGTGCTGTATTTCAAGGCATGGTTTTGATAGGTGACTATCAAGATGGCTCAATTTACGAGTTAGACAAGAACAATTACACAGACAACGGACAAAATGTTCGCAGACTTAGACGCGCACCGCATTTAGTTTCTGACTTACAAAGACAGTATTTTGACGAACTTCAGATTCAGTTCCAGCCTGGAGTTGGTCTGACAGGCATAACCACACCGCTAAATAATGAGGTAGTGGGTGCTGACCCACAAGCAATGCTTAGATGGTCAAACGATGGCGGTTCTACATGGTCTAGCGAACATTGGACTTCAATAGGCAAGATAGGCAAGTACAAGAATCGTGCCATTTGGCGCAGATTAGGACAAGCGCGAGATAGAGTGTTTGAAGTCGTTGTAAGCGACCCTATCAACGCTGTAATCATTTCGGCTAATCTCAAAGCAACAGCAGGGGAAAACTAATGGCATACGGCATTTCCAATACCTCGCAGTTAAACCCATATCCACAGACCGAATTTCTTGACGGACAGACCAAAAGACCGACAAGGGCATGGCAACAGTTTTTTTTGAATTTGCTCAATTACAGTTCATCGGCTACGGCTACGGCTGGTTCTGGCACATTGCCAAGTAACCCCGTGGGCTTTATAAACATCACGATAAATGGTGTGCCATACAAAGTGCCATATTACAATGTCTGATATGTCCATAGCACAATTATTTGCTGAACGAAAAGGCACATTTGAATGTGATTTGGGCGTTGTTCATCATTTTTCTGATGGACTTTATGCCAAAGAAATGTTAATACCAAAGGGTTATCAAGCGGGTCAACACGCGCACAAGTATTCACATTTAAGTATTTTGGCAAAAGGTCGCGTCAAAGTCATAACTGATGATGGCGTAAAAGAATTTACTGCGCCAGCCTGCATAGACATTAAGGCTGGTATTCATCATGTGATTGAGGCTTTAGATGACTCGGCATGGTTTTGTATTCATGCAACTGACGAAACAGATGTTTCCAAAGTTGATGAAGTGTTGATTAAGGAGATTTAATATGGCAGTCGGATGGGCAATGGCTGGTGCTAACTTAGTTAGCGGTTTAATGGGCGCAGACGCGGCTAAAAGTGCGGCTAATACACAAGCACAATCTGCGGCTAATGCGTTAGATTTCCAAAAACAGCAGTTCAACACTATTCAGCAACAAGGCGCGGCTGGTCGTGCGGCAGGCTACAACGCCCTGAACACTTTGGGTAGTTTGGGTTCTGGCACTTATGGAATGTATGACGCTAGTGGCAATCCTATCGGTGCTGGCACAGGTTCTGGTTATTTAACTTCACAGTTTACGCCCGAAGATTTTTCTAAAGGCATGGACCCAAGTTATCAGTTCCGTCTTGAGCAAGGTCAACAAGCAAATCAAAGAGCCGCAAACATGGCTGGCGGTGCTTTGGGTGGCAATGCTTTAAAAGGCTTGCAAGATTACACACAAAACTTGGCATCGACTGAATACGGCAACGCTTTTGCGCGTAATCAGTTGGAAAAAACAAACATTTTTAATAGATTAGCGTCTATTGCTGGCATTGGTCAACAAGCAGTTAATACAACTGCACAAGCAGGCGCACAAGCGGCTGGAACTGTTGGCAACACAATTCAAAATCTTGGTGCATCACAAGCGGCTGGCACAGTAGGCGCGGCTAACGCAATTACTGGTGGCATACAGAACGCAGGCAATCAATATTATCTGTCTCAACTATTAGCAAGCAAAAATCCTGCTGTTACTCCTGTGAGTAGCGGTAATGTTGGCGGTAGTGGAAGCACATTCAACACAAGTTTCTACGACCCTGCAATGCAAGAGTTTTAAGGAAAAATCATGGCAGAACCAGTAGCACTTGGAGTAAAACCACCAACACCTATGTCTCTAGCAGACATGGTTAATATCGCGCGTGGCGCACAAGCATATCAGCAAGCAGAGCAAGCCAATCCTTTAGTGTTGCAAAAAGCGCAAATGGAAATTGAGCAAGCGCAAAAGATGAACCCTTTGGCTGTGCGTGAAAAGGCGGCACAAACAACAACAGCAGAAACAAGTGCTACAAAAAATCAAGCAGAACTAAATGCTTATTACAAAGACCAATCGCGTAAAACATTTGGCGGTTTGTTGACTGACAAAGACTTTGACCCTTTGAATCCAAATCCAGAGGGTATGAAAGTCAAATTGCAAGAAGCGCATGACTATCTCACGAATGTTTTGGGTGTACCAGAACACGAAAGTAAAGCGCAAGCAAAACTTTTAGAACATATTGACAAACATGGTGTGACTGGCGCACAAAGAGTAATTCAAAGCATTGCTAATGGCGTACAACAAGCAGGAACATCATCTGAGCAGTTTGCACAAGCAAATCGTGCGCCTACTGCTGTATCTACTGGCGAATCAACCCTGCTTTATCCATCTTCAGCCTATCAGAAGAATCAACCAGTTGCAGAATTTAAACAGCAACTTGGACCTAACCAGATATACGAAGCAACTGGCAGAGTGGATGTTAATAACAATCCTACTGCATACATTAAAGATAAATCTGGTCGTATTTTGGGTGAAGTTGCAATTCCTGCTGGTGTACAAGCAAACAATGTTGTTGGTTCAACACCAAATAGATTGCCTGCGTATGAAAACACAGAAACAATAGCAAAAGCAAGAGCGCAACAGTTAGCAATACAAAACGCGGCATCTACTGTACAAACATCGCAATTCAACAACAACAAGATTATTCAACTTGCTGACAAAGCATTAGTTGGTGTTGGTGCTGAAACTCTAAGTAAATTGGGTGGTGGTTATGCCGCTTTGCCGTACACTTCTGATGCAACACAAAACAGACAAATTTTGGGTCATCAATTAGCATTAGAAACAGCAAATTTATCTAATTCTGCTGGTCTAAGCGGTACGGATGCGGCTAGAGGTTTGGCTGAAAAAATGTCAGGCACAACAGATTGGACACCAGACGCTATCAAATCGACAGCGCGTATGAATCGCGCATTGTCAACAGGTACAGATATGCTCAACAGGGGTATAACTGCGGCTGTTCAAAGGGCTGGTAATAATCCTATTGCCGCTAGAGATTTCCAAAACAAATGGGCTACACAAGAAGAATTGTTGCCTACTTTGCAATTTGTAGATACATTGCGTAACGCTAAAAATGACCCTGATGGTGCTAAAGAAATGATTAAATCTTTGGGCGGTTATCGTTCTGAAGGCTATAACAATATGTTAAAACGCGCTGGTCAGTTAAATGACTTAATTACGAAAGGCCAGTAATGTCTGGATTTTCTATTGAAGAATTAGATGCAATAGCGCGTGGCGTTGGCGGTGCGCCTGCGCCTATCAAAAACAAAACACCTACACAAGAACCAACGCAAGAAGATTTAAATAAAGCACGAAGAACAAAAGTTCTGAATCCACAGTTACAACCAGATGCTGAACCAATAGCAACTGCACCAGAGTCCGATTTTTCATTTGATGTAAAAAATCTTGACAAGCAAGCGTATCAAATTGCATCTGGCAAGATTGAAACACCAAAAACAGAAACATCTTTAGCCAAATTTGGTCAAGGCGTTGCGGCTTTGGGTGATGTTACTTTGGGCGGTGTATTGCCTAGCATTGTTGGAACTGTTTCATATCCTGTTGCCAGAGCAATTTATGGCACACAAATGTCTCCTCAAAAAGCAGAGGAAAAAGCAAAAGAAATACAACAAGGCTTAGTTGGCGCGATAGACAAGCCATTTGGCAAAGCGTTTGGCGTTACTGAAACTGCTGGCTATAAAGGCGAAGCAACTAATCAGTTGTTGAACTTTATTGGTGAAAACGCGTCTAAGGGTGCTGATTGGATTTCTAAATTCACAGGTGTTCCAAAAGGTGACATAGAAAGTTACATGAACACTTTGGGTATTGCTGTTGCGCCTGCGGCTGGCAAAGGCGTTGCAAAGGTTGGTCAGGCAGTTGGTAAAGAAATTGGTTATGTTGGTGAAGCCGCCAAAACTGCTGTCAAACCGATGCAAGAAGCGTTTGAAAAAGTAAAAGAAAAAATGCCTTCTGTGCGTATAGAAAAAGCACCTAATACGATGCAAGGCATGGGCGCGGCAGAAGTAGATGCGGCAAGGTTGCGTCAAGAGCGTGGCAATGAATTGCTTGTTCCTATGGGCGATGACATGACTAAAAGTCAAATCACGCGCAATCCCGCAGATGTTACTTATGAGCGCGAAACGGCAAAAAGCCCAGAATTGGGTGGTCCATTACAAGACAAATATGCTTTGCAAAATGAAAAGTTGCAACAAAACTTGCAAGCAGAAGTTGACCAAACTGGTGCTGAAATGGTTGGCATGGACGCGCCTGAGTTTGGCAAAGTTTTGTCAGACACATTTGATTCATATCGTAAAACAAGAAAAGATGAAGTTTCTAACGCTTATAAAGCGGCACAAGAGGCTGGCGAGACTGCACAACCAGTTGCATACAAATCTATTACAGATTTGATTACTAAAGAAACGCAAAACAGACCTACAAAGAAAGCGCAAAACCCGCTTTATTCGATTGTTGAAGAAGAACTCAAAGCAAACGACCCTAACGGCACAGGCATGATTAGCGTCAATGCGATGGAGGACATTCGCAAGTTAATCAATGAAGAAGCAGACCCGTCTAAAAAAGGTACTGTGCGTCTTGCTAAACAATTAAAAGAAAAGATAGACGCATCAACTGAAAATGCTGGTGGTGACTTATACAAAGAAGCGCGAGCAAAAAACAGAGCGTTTGAATCTGAATTTGAAGACCAAACAATCATTCGTGACATTAACAGATTGAAAAGAGGCACAAGCGATAGAGTCGTGCCATTAGAAAATCTTGCCGATAAACTTGTGTTTAAAGGTACGGGTGCTGATGTTAAAGCCGTTTTTTCTACTTTAGAAAAGATGGGACCCGAGGGTCAACAAATAGCAAATGAATTGCGTGGTTACGCGGCAGACAAGATACGACAAGAAGCGACAAAAAATGTTGCTAGAGATAAAAACGGCAATCCGTATGTATCGACCTACGAACTTGATAAACAAATCAAAGCGTTAGATAAAAGCGGTAAATTAGACTTTCTGTTTGGTGCAAAACAAGCAGAACGATACAGAACGCTAAATGAGTTTACAAAAGACTTGCAGACTGTTCCACAAGGAACTGTAAACACTAGCGGTACAACATCGACATTGCTTGCGGCTCTTGGTGAAATGGCGGTAACTGGTGCAACAACAGGCGTACCAGCACCAGTTGCAACAATCGCGGCCTATGGATATAACAAATACAAAACAGGTCAAAAACTAAAGAAAGTTCAAGAATATGCCAATCCAAAAGGCACTAAACTTTCAGATATGAAACCATAAGGACACACATGGCAGTCAATCTTTCACCAATCGGCAACGGCTTTCAATTCTTTACTATTCTTGGACAACCACTTGCTGGTGGCAAGATATACACATATCAAGCGGGTTCGTCTACTCCTTTGGCTACTTACACCGATAACACGGGTGCAACTGCTAATGCCAACCCTATTGTATTGGGTACTGATGGCAGACCAGCAACTGAGATATGGTTAACCTATGGCTATAACTACAAGTTCGTTTTGAAAGACTCTAGCGACACAACGATTCAGACTTACGACAATTTGTACGGAATTATTGGCACACAACCAGCATCTGGTGCAACCATTCCCGCAGGCTTAATTGCTATGTGGTCTGGCTCGATTGGTTCTATCCCATCGGGTTGGTATTTGTGTGACGGCTCAAACGGCACACCTAACTTAACTGACCGATTCATTATTGGTGCTGGTAATAGTTATGCGGTAAATGCAAATGGTGGCGTTGCTACAAACACATTGGTAGAAGCAAATCTACCCGCACACACGCACACAGCGACTTCTACTGTTACAGACCCAACACACACGCACAACATTTTGGGTACAAGCAACCACTATGTTGCTGATGGCGGTCAAGGCTCTGGCGGTACTGGTTCATTCCCATTCAGTTTGGGTAGCACTAGTTATGGCAGTTCAAATATTCAAAACGCATCTACTGGCATTACAGTCGCAACTACAAATAGTTCTACTGGCTCTGGTACATCGTTCACAAATATTCCACCTTACTACGCTCTAGCGTTCATTCAGAAAGCCTAAGATGGAAGATGTAGCAACACGCATCGCTGTTCACGAAGCCATCTGTGCCGAGCGATACAAAAATATTGAATTGGCGTTAGTGGCTGGTGAAAAGCGCATGACTAAGATTGAATACTTGTTGTATGCGGTTATGGCTTGCGTTCTGTTAGGACCGGGCGTGGCGGCATCTTTAATTCACAAGTTCTTCGGGGTGTGACATTGACCCTTTCTCCCTCCTTATGCTTGCCCAAGGCGCAGTTTCTGCTATCAAGCAAGGTTGCTCAATGTTGCACGAAGGTAGGATGCAACTTGAGAACGCCAAAGCAACTGCCGAGGGAGTTTTGGAAGATGTTAAGGCTCTTAAAGGGCTTTGGGATTGGCTCATTGGGTTATTTGTTGACAAACCAAAGCCTGCCGAAACCAAGCCTGTGGCGCAAAAGAAAGCCAAAAAAGATGAGTCCTACGAAACACTTGAACTGCAAACAATCAAGAATGTCGGAGTTCAACTTGGGAACTTCTTTGACATACAAGCACAGTTAAACAACTACTACGCCTCGCTAGAAGCAGAGTCAAAGGAACACTACGACCCAACGCAAAACACCTCTAAAAAAGCGATTGAACGGGCATTAGTGGAACTCCAGATGGAGAACTTAGATGCTGAGATTCGAGAGCAAATGACTGTATATGCGCCAGCAGAACTCAAAGCGATATACACCAGATTTTTAAAGATGTATGCAAAAATTCAGCAAGAACAAGAATGGGCTAGAAGTCAAGAGGTGAGAAAGTTAAGACAACAGCGTTGGAAGCAAGAGCAAGACGAAATTCGGTTTATTGAAATCACAAGTGGGGTAACTGCCGTGGTATTTATATCTTTACTATTTGGGTGGCTAATGTGGCAACTGCGCGTCTTGTCGGATGGATTTTGACTGCGGTGGCTTTGTGTCTTATTGTTGGTGTAACCTCAATGGCATACATAGAAACGCTGTACATGA